TCGTTCCTCAAGTGGATGAAGTCCAGCTACATCCCGGACTTCAAGAACCAGATGGAGCTTGGTGCTAACTACCTGCTTGAGAAAGGCATCATGGTCACCTATGTGGGCTGGAAGCGCGAGAAGCGCACCTTCCTGCAAGAAGTGTCACTGGAGGAGCTTGCACAGGCATCCCCAGAGATGGCCGAAATGATTATCAACGCGGTCGATGACGATATGCTGGTAGACATGATCGTTCAGGCATTCCCGAACATGAACGCCAAGCGCGTTAACAAGTTCCTGCGGGAGATCCGCAAGATGGGCAGGGCGAGCATCCCGGTTCCCCGCCTGTCGGTCAACTGCCCCTTCGTGCAGTCCTGTGCGCCTGATGGTGAGGTTCTATTCCCCTCATACGTCATCGACCCGCAGGCTGCTCCATACGTCTTCTGGAGGACGTTCGTGACCGCTCAGGAGCTTGAGAAGAAGGTAGCCACAGAGGGCTGGGACGAGGAGTGGGTGAGGAAGGCTATCGAAGATCTTCGCGGAAAGGATTCGTATTACCTAGACGGACAGAAGGCGAAGCGTTTCACCAACCTGCCCATCGCAAACGACGATGACTTAGTGATGCTGGTATACGCCTATCAGCGTCTGATCGATGAGGATGGAGCCGAGGGCATCTACTGCACGGTATTCAACCCTAACGTCGATGGATATGCGAAGACTGAGCTACTGAATGGATACGATGACTATCCGTTCGTGACCACCCGCCTGAGTTACAACCAGAACCGGATGTATGAGGTTCAGACGTTTTCCGATATCCTCCGTGGATCGCAGCTACAGATCAAAACCGAGCGTGACAGCCGGATCGACAGAGCGAGCCTAGCCACCCTGCCACCGCTCATGCACCCTGCTGGCAGACCACCCTCGGACTGGGGGCCGGGTCGCCGGGTTCCATATCGCAGGCTCGGGGAGATCGCATTCGGGCCGATCCCGCCAGCGGACAACGGGTCGATGGAGATCGAGCTATCCATGAACGCGCAGGCAGACCGCGCAGTGGGACTCGACNTGAGCAGCCCCATATCATCGGTTCGCCAGCAATTCTATGTTAACAAGTATCTCGACCACGTTAAGGATGTCCTCGGGCTGGCGTGGAAGCTGTTCCAGCGCATGGGGCCGGATGAGATATTCTTTCAGGTAACAGGCAACCCTAACCCGCAGACGATGACCAAGGGATCACCGGACGAGAACTACTCATTCTCGGTATCCTTCGACTCACTCAGCGCAGACCCGGACAACGCCGAGTCACGCATGAAGCAGATCGGGAGCCTCGTTCAGTTTGACCGCAACGGGCGGATCGATATGGACAAGTTCCTTGAGTTCGCTGCCATGAGCATCGACCCGGTGTTCGGGGACTATGTCCTGCAACCTGCCGAGGAAGCCACCGCGAAGGTGCAGAAACAGGTCACAGATGACCTAGCGAAGATCTACGCTGGCATAGAGATGCCTGCACAGCCTAACGGCGCACAGATCGCCATGCAGATGCTACAGGCATATGTACAGCAGCCTGACGTAGCTCAGAGGGCGCAGAACGATGAAGCATTCGGCGGAAGACTTCAGAAGTATGCGGAGCAATACCAGTTCCAGATGCAACAGGCACAGAACGCCGAGATCGGACGCATCGGGACAGCACCTGCGGAGATGGGTGGGATACAGACACAAGGAATGAATCAGCAATAATATGCCAAGTCCCTTCAAAAACACCTTGATTGGATCTAATCGGGATTACAACATCCCGCTTCTTAAGAGTTATGGTGGATATCCTGTCTTATCGGCTAAAAGCCTTGGTCTTGAGGACTATTACAACAAGGAAGGAAAAAATGTAGCTGGAATGGCTTGGGGCGGAACTAAGAACCCGCCCGGACAAGGTAAGGGCGAAGCTCCCTCCATAATCCCAAACCAAAACTATTTCAAGGGAGATCCCCGTGGATATAACGCACTAGTTAAACTGGAAGCCTCTCGCCATTGGATGAGTGAAAACGATTACAACCCCAAGTTCAAGATAACCCCAGAGATTCAAAAATGGAGAGAGAAAAACTTCAAGGATGCGGGAGAGGCAGGGGTGGCTTACTTAAATGATGACAACGCACTCAGGCAAACCATCATCTCTAGGGTTATAGGTGGTGATAAAAATATCCCGACCCTTACCAGCGAAGCTCGTAATGAAGCTAGGATTGTCGAGGGTAAGCTCATGGATCAAGAGAGGAAAAGTAAACCCGGAATATCTGACATGGTAATCGATGCCATCCGAATCAAACCATTCTACAAAAAATAATATGAAACAAGGACTATACGCAAACATTAATGCAAAAAAGGCTCGCATCAAAGCGGGGAGCGGAGAGAAAATGAACAAGGTAGGCAGCAAGAAAGCACCGACTGCAAAAGACTTCCGCGACTCAGCTAAAACTGCTAAGAAGAAATGAGTGCAAGTTCAAAACATTACACAAAAAGCGGTAAGCTCCACACTGGGGCTGTTCACAAGATGAACGGTCAAGTTCACACTGGAGCAAAGCATACCGCATCCAGCAAGCCATTGACTCATTCTAAGCCTAAGCCTAAGAAGTAATGGAAAAGAGGTTCACCAAGGTAGTCACCAATCCCGCCACCGGACGCAAGAGAACTGTGAAGTTCGGGCAAGCTGGCAAAGCTGCGGATGGCGGTGATCGTATTCGTCCTTCCACGAAAAAAGCTGATAGTTATTGTGCTAGGTCGAATGCGATCAAAGGAGATTGGCGTAGTGACCCCAACTCACCAAACAACTTGTCCCGCCGCAAATGGAAGTGCAGCGGAAGTAAATCAATGAAATAATATGATACCCATCCCAACACTACAAGAAGCGGTCGCAATCCTCGTCAACAACGAGGAGTTCAAAGTATTCCTATCATTCCTAGCTGACGAGAGGGAGGCGTTTATATCAACCCTGCGGCAAGCAGAGAACCAGAACGAGGTAATGAAATTGGCAGGATCAATTTCCACCCTTGACGAGATACTTCAATTCGTGAATATTGCTTCTGAGAAGTAATTCTCGTTCATGTTTGGGTTGGTTACCCCGCCCTAGTAGTTAAATGCTACTAGGGCGTTTTTGCGTCCCGGGTGGGGGGGTTGACAATAAAATATTATCCTAGCAGTTCTCATTCATCGCTATCGCCTAGCGTAATTGGCGTTTTAAGATATGAGTGAAGAATCTACAGCCATCGCTGGGGCTACAGAACCAGTGTCAAACGTATCGGTTGAGGAGTATATTGCTCGCAGATCCGGTATTGCATCACAAGAAGAAGAACAAGCAGGGGAATCCGAGGAGGATGCCGAAGTAGAATCGGAGGAACAGGAAACTGAACCCGAGGATGATACCGAGTATACCGATGAGGAGGAGGATGCAGGTTCCGATGAAGCTGAAATAGATTTGCTTAATCTATCAACTGAGCAGATTCAAGAATTGGCTAAGAAAGGCAAGAGTCGCTTGCTCCAACGTGTAGGAGAACTAACCGCACAGAAGAAACTGCTGGAAGAAAAGCTCCAGCAACAGGCGACAGCAAAACCTACGAAGGAGGTTCCACAGGATGAAAATCCATTCAGGAACATCTCCGACCCGAAGGAGTTGCTTGCTAAGTATAGCGAGCTTGAACAGGTCTTAGATGATACTGACGCTATCCTTGAGGAGCATGAAGATTACGGCCCGGACGATATTATTACCGTGGGCGACCGTGAATTTACCAAGAGGGAGATTCGGAAGGCAAACCGCAACGCTCGGGAATCAATTACTAAATTCATTCCTGCCCAAGAGAAGCAGATCGCCAAGATCCAGCAACTCGCACACATGGAAGAGCAGTATTCAGCCGCCGCAAAGAACGAGGTTCCAGACATCCTAGACATTGAGTCAGAGGTCGGAGCAAGGTTCCAAGCAATGATGCAAGACCCAATCGCTCAACAGGTAAAAATCAAGATTCCAGAGCTTGGCTATCAGCTAGAATACATCCTAGCCCATGCCGCCAACTCCATATTCGGCAAAGGAAAGTCTCGCGTTAATGTTTCAGCAGTTGGAAGTAAGTTGAAGATAAATCCATCCTCATCACCAACGGTAGCTGCGGTAAACTCGAGATCGAATAAGCCAAGGAAGGCAGTGGAGGCATACAGCAAGTTTGAAGAATCACACTCAGTAGATGATTGGATCTCAGCCCGAATCGCTAAATACAAATAATTTAAACATAAAATAATAATATGCCTATCTCCACTACTTATTCGCCCAACGCTCCTGCCGCACGGACAGGTCAGGGTTCCGCCATCAGCAACCGTGAGGATCTCTCCAACGAGTTGACCCTCCTCGCCCCAGAAGAGACCCCTCTCCTGTCGCTCTGCGGCAAGGGAACGGCTAAGTCTACCTTCTCGGAATGGACTGCTGATAAGCTCGCCGCCCCCGTTACCACGGGTATCTCTGAAGGAACCGATGTCACCTCGTTCTCCGACAAGTTCGCTGAACGCGCTCGTCTCGGTAACTACGTCCAAATCTTCCGCCGCGACTTCCTCGTATCGAACCTCCAGCAAGCCGTTAACTCGGTTGGCCCTGCGAACATCGCACAGGCTGAAGCTAAGGCGATGCGCGAGCTTAAACGGGACGTTGAAGCCCGTATCAACTCCAACAGCGACCGCTCGGTCGAGGACGGTGCAGGCACTCCATACGCCCTCCGAGGTCTCGGTGACTGGCTCGACTCGGCTGGCCCTGCTGACGTTCCTGCTGCATACCGCACCCCGGCTGATAGTATAGTGGCAGCCGCTCCCAACGAGACCACGTTCAACAGCATCATCGCGTCGATCTTCTCGGTCAACGGTGAAGCTAACGCGCTGACGCTTATCGCCAACGTAGCACTCCGCAAGCACATCTCCAACTTCACCCGCTCAAGCAATGCTGGTTCCTCCGAGGCGGTCTATCGTGTCAACCAGAACGCTGACAGCAAGAAGGTCACACACTCCGTTCAATTCTATGATTCCGATTTCGGTATCGTTAAAATTATCAACGGGAACCCTGACTGCATGGGTGGTGCTTCTGGTTACCTCGTCAACCCATCGTATCTCCAATTCAACACTCTCATCCCTATGGGGGCGACTCGCCTTGAGAATCAAGGTGGTGGCGAGCGTGGCTTTGTTGACATGGCTGGAACGCTCTGCGTCAAGCATCCGGGAGCGCACGGCAAGATCACTGTCTAAACTTAACGAACAACACATAAAGAAACAATAATATGGCTAAACTTACTAATAACGAACGCACTCCCTACACGGATGTTATCCGACTTACAGCTACCGACCTGATTGCCATTGGCAACGGCGGAACCCGTCAAATCGCAACAATCCCTGCTGGTGGTGCTGTGTCACTGTGCGCTGTAATTGAATCCGTTGCTGTCGTTGGCTCTACAAGCCTTGTCGTAAACATCGGAACCACATTGGCAGACCCGGATGAGTTCATCGACGCTCTTGACGTTGATGCAATGACCACTGGTCTTCCTACGTTCAACACTGGTGACCTGTTTGTCTTAGCCTCGGCTGCGACTACTACCTTTGCTGGTGGTATTCTGCCTAAAGCTGCGGCTTCTGCATCCACGCCAGTTTACATCAAAGTGACTGACGCTGCTGTTGCAAGCATCACTGCTGGTGAAATTATCATTGGTCTTCAGATCCTTGATCTTACCCAGTATCAATCCTAATATATAATCTGGGTGAGGGCAGTTTAATTGCTGTCCTCACCCTTATTTTTGCCTAATATGCAAATATCCGAAGCTGAGATGAATTCCGCTCTAATCAACGAGCTATGCAGTGGAAGAATGTTGATGGAAACTCAACAAAAATTTAGAGAGAGATCATGCGCTAAAGAGGCGTTTGAGGCCAGAGGACACAGATCAATAGCAGGTCTTGGCAAGATGGTCGCCAGCATTCCGAGTCATGAGTACTTTCTCATCAGAGAAAAGTATGGTAATGACTGCTGGGATGATCGCGGATTTGTGCGTGATTTCCAAAAGTTAGAGCCAAGCATGGCCGCGAATAAAATTTGATGCAAACCCGAACCTACAGTGAGCTTTTTGACCTAGTGCAATCATTGTGCGGGGTTATCTTTGCGACCGGGGAGGAGGGCAGGATCAANGCATTCATTAACCGTAGAGCTAAAAGGGCATACCGCGCCAGTAACTACTGGACGAGGTTTTTGTTGATCGCGGAGGAGTTTACTCCGGTGGATGGTGTGGTGCTTTATAGCGACCCCAATGGTGAGCTTGTAGACACCTTTCTACGCATCTACAAGACTCAGCCCTACCTAGCTGCCAGCGCACTGGAGTATGAGTTTGTGGTGACCCAGAGCGGCGCACAGTTGATCTATGGGATCAATGAGCCTGATACTGTTTGGGNGACCTGCAAGACCCAGCTTCTCGACACCTACGGTAACGCAGGGAATGAAACATCAGCAGTCCCCAACGAGTGGTTCGAGTATATCGCCCACGGAACGTATTCCGACTACCTCCGGGCAGAGGGTCAGCAGGATAGGGCTATGGTCGCGGAGCAGGAGGCTAACGAGATCCTCCTCGATGAGTTAATGCGCCTCGACGAGCAGCACACCCAGACGGTTATCTCTAATCGTATCTCTACCAACTCAAATATGCAGTACCGCAGCTACTAATGAATCTTTCTCTTGGGAATATGCTTGGTAGGCGGATGGCGATAAACCCTGATGGGCTTTCTCTTGACCTCCAGTTTGCTGACGATAAAACGCTCACAGCTCGCAAAGGCCCGACTCCTGTATTCACCCGAGCATCCACGGCTACCTATTACGGGCCTCTTATAAGTCGTAGTGGAGCTGTAATTCCCGCTATCGGAGTATATGCTGGAAGAACCGATTGGCAACTTGGGTCAGGTGAGAATTATACCAGAGTTTATTACGTTGGAAATCGTTGGGAAATGGAGATTGTTTCTTTTGGTGAAGGTGAGGTTTTTACGGCAGCACTAGGTAATGAATGGCGACCCGACCAAGCTAACTGGAGCGATTCTGGAACATCAGGAATAACTACCAGTAGCACCTTTGGTCTTATAACCGCAGCGACCAACGAACCCCGCTTCGACCATGATACCACTGCCCCAAACGCCTGCAAGGGGTTACTCATTGAAAGTTCACGGACTAACTTAGTATTCCCAAGTGCAACGCTAACTACTCAAACGCGCACAGTTACGGCAGCATCTCACACCCTGAGTTTTTACGGCACGGGGACAGTCTTTTTAACCGGAGCGCACGGAGCAACAGTTTCAGGAACTGGAGCTTACCCAACACGCACCACGCTTACCTTCACGCCTTCTGCTGGTAGCCTCGTCTTAACTGTAACTGGCTCGGTAACGCAAGCACAACTAGAAGTAGGTGCTTTCGCTACGTCCTACATCCCGACCACCACAGCGTCCGTGGTTCGCAGTGCAGATGTTTGCTCGATTACTGGGGGTGACTTTAGTGGATTCTATAACAACCCCGCTGGCACACTACTGACTAAGGCAATGATTGCTAACTTGGTTGATAATAACCGAGCAACTGCTCAAATTGACAACGGGAGTAATTTACACGTCATACGTCACACTTATAGTATTGCGGATGGTGGTTTTAATACCACTATTTCGGCAAATGATACTGCAACAAGACTTGCAATTATTGCAGGCACAGCGTCAGTTATTCAGAAAAGAATCACAGCTTACGAAGGAACGAGTTTTGCAGCCGTAACAAATGGAGGAGTAGTTGCCACAGCAACACGCACTATGCCGTTGGGATTAAATGCGATAATAATTGGTAACCTTGTAGGTGGTTCTTTCTACCTTAATGGTCACATTGCAGCTATCAGCTTCTACAAAAAACGTTTACCAGATGCAAAAATTCAAGCACTCACAGCATGACCGACTACCTCTTAAAATTCCCAAGCAAAGAAGTTGCAGAGCAATTCGGCATCGCTAACGGCTTTGCTGCGCCCGACGAGGATGGAGTGATCCAATCGTTTCTCGCCAGCCACACTCATGCGCTGCACGTTATCGGTGAGCATTCCATCCCACAGCCAGACATCAACGACGAGCCGCAACCCGCAATCGGTGACGGTCAATACTGGGTGCTATTCCGTGACCTCGTAGGTATTCCGATTCCCGAAGGCGGTGAGCAGTTTATCTACTGGACATTCGACTACAACGTAGAAGACGAAGAAGGTAATCCTTTACCCTTTTCAAGACCAATCTCAGAAGATGTTCCCAGCGTTTTCTGGGCGTGATACAACCAAAATAACAATATGAAAACTACCGCACTAGGCATTATAAC